AGACGTGCTAGAAGCTGAACCATCTTCTGCCAAAGCTCTTGCTAATTCATCTTCATAATACAATTTCATTTGTTGTGTAAGCTGTGGCTGAAACTTTTGTGAAAGATAAAAAGCTAAACCTGCTATCATACAAGGCACAAATCTAAATGGAACATCTGTTGCATTTGTATAATCTCCTACATCTTGTATTCTTTTAATATAATATATATGCATATCCTTAGATGCATTTGTAGAATCGGGAGTTGGATAAACGTGTATTGTAACTTTATCAATAAATCTTTCTACCCAATACTGGTTAGGAGTTCCTTTTGATAATTTATTAGAAAAACCTGCATAAGTTGATCTATCTACTTTTGTCATTGGAGAATCTGCTTGAGTTGTTTGAGTTCTATTAGATCTTAATTGTGACTCAAGGACATCGGACATTCCATAAATACCATTTGTTGGCGTGGTTGATGCACTCGTACCATCATCACTAGATCTAAAAAAATCATAGTCGGATTGTCCTTCAATTAAATCTATATTAGTATCTGCTATTTCCCAATAATGAATACCTCTATTGCCCCACTCTTGAAAAAGGACATTAAGAGATCTTCTTGCAGATTTAAGTTGATAACCCGCAACGTTTTGCAATCCAATACGTTCAAAAGCGTCTTCTACTATTTCATCAATAGCAAAAATTTTATCGAACGTTGTTGTTCCCGAAGTAGTATTAGCCATTTAAACTCCTACGATTCGTAGACTTTAATCCATTCACAAACGATTGTAGCTGAATCTCCATTTGAACAAGCTGGTAAAGTGACATTTACATCTCCTGTAAAGTTTGTAGCTTCAGTGTTTTTTAAGCCACCAAAAGATGAGTAATCATATTCCATCTCTCCTGCTAATGTTTGAAATACGACATCTGTGTCAGCATCCCATAACATTCTGATTGCATCAACTGGTGCTGTTACTGAAACGTTAAAACTAATTTTATTTAGTCTTACAGTTTTACAAGTTTTACCATTGTTTGAATTTAATTCAGAAACATCAACTATTTTAGTTGTGCCTCCAGTAGAATCAGAAACCACATTATAGTGAGTGATTAGTTTTTTTGCTCCGTCAAATACAGTTGTATTTAATACTGTGTCTGCCATGTTTTCCTCCTTTTAAAGGACGCCTGCATTACCAGGCGCCCCGAGTTAATTTATTTATTATGACGCAAATGCAAATGTACCAGTAGTTTGAGTTGTTTCTCTCGCTAATGATGTTGCAATGTGCCATGTACCTTTTTCATAACAAATGAACGCAATCTGTCCAGCTGTTGTTAAAAGGTTTGTTGCTGCGTTAGCAGGTGTGAAAGTCAATAAAGTTTCACCAGCTGCTGAAGTATCAAAAGTTACTTCTGATGAACCTCTTGATTCAATTACTGAACCAGTTGCATATGCATCTGAACCAGCACAATCAAAAGATAAAGTTGCAGTTCCGCCAGTAGTGTCTTTAGACTGACAGTAAACAACAACAGTTCCTTGTGTTGCTGCAGGTAAAGTTGCAGCACATGCTGCTGCACCTGTATAGTTTACTACAGAAATAGTATCAGCCGCTAAAGTTAGCGTAGATGCTGTTGCTACATCTGAGATAGATAAACCAGTTAAGTCAGGCATGCCTGAACTCATTCTAGTTGTTACTGCTCCCGTAGTTGCGTTTTTAGTTGCAACTTGGAAACCTTTTTCCGAACGTACCGGTCCGTTAAACGTTGTTGAAGCCATAATTATATCCTCCTAGTTTTCTGAACATAGTCTCTAGGCCGTCCACTATACGGGTCTATGTTCTAATTAATTGTATAGTAACTAATTTATATACTAGATTTTAGTAGAGTGCAAGAGAGCCTGTAATGTGGAGTGGATTTATTCCAACGATGTAGCTTTTGTTTAAGTAGCTACAGAAACTTCGGGTGCAGCATCGTCTATTTTATTTTGCAAATGCTCTTTTTTAGCTTCTGCAATTTTTATATGGTTAATAACTTCTCTAACAGCTCGGTCAATTTTAACCATGTTTAAGGTATATCTACCTTCTTTAAGATGCTCCTGCTCCCATTTCAAGTCCAGACCCTTCTTCTGTGTGTAAAGGTTCTGTAGATGTGTTTGCATCTCCATTTATAACCTCCTCATAGGTTATTCTATTTACTCTTGAATCATGCATTTCTCCAAGAGTCTCCCATTTTATATCATTTTTTCCCAACTTGTCAATGATAGCATTTTCTATGTCTAATGGGCCATCCAGACTTTCAATTTGAAAGTCTGCATGCATTTTATAAGCATAAATTTTAACTCTAAATTTTTTCATTTTTTATTTTCGGTAATCCATTTTGCATGCATTAGATTAAATACAATACCATATTTTGATATGTCTGTCTTGTTTCTTAATGTGTAATGTGTCAAAAAAGAAGAAAATAATATAACTTTTCCTTTTTTAGGTTGAACACTTTCGTTTATATCTGGAAAATACAATTTTTGAGGGTGGTCATTTAAATATATTCCTCCAGAATAATAAGCACTTTGATGTTCATGTCTTCGTGTGTATTCAGAAAAACCTTCTTTAATGCCCCAGCAACCATTTAATTCATATCCACCAATATTTGGAATGCTATCTAAGAAATCAAAAATTTCAAATAATAACTTTAAACATTCTTTATCATTTATAAAGAAATCCCAATCAGTCATTTGACCAACTACAGCAGTTCTGTAATTAAAATTAGATACTTTTATTCCCTCTTCTATCCTTTTAATAAAATAATCAGAATCTACATCTATCTGACCAACAAAAAGATTAGCATCGTGTTTTATTTTTTTAGTTATCCTTTTTTCAACTTTCATAGTTTCTTTCTAAAAATAAAATGTGGCGGGAACATGTCCCGCCACAAAATTTAGGTATTACGCACCTTCTACGCCGAAGATACCTCTAGGGTCTGATACTCCAAAAGAGTATCTTTCTCTAGCTTTGTATCTCACGTTTCCAGTATCGAAGTCACCTTCCATTGCAGTTGTCAATGGAGCTCTTGTGAACATTTTCATTCCGTTAGGAATGTCTGTAATGATGTAAAATGCATCAGAGTCAGTTAAATAGTTGTTAACTCTGTATCCTTGTGGAATCATACCCATAGATACGATTGCATTGATATCATTGTCAGCTGTTCCAGTTCTACCTTGAGATTTCATCAATCTCTCAGCTGTAAACTGAAGCTCAGAAGGAATAATCATTTTTACTCCTCTTGCTGCAACTCTAAGACCTCTTTCATCAGTCATCGCTGCGATGTCGATTAGCGACTGTTCTAATGAAGTTTCGTTAAGATCCGCCTGAGTAGACAAAGTATTTTTAAAAGTACCTGCTACTGTAGGGTGAGACGTGTTAAACAAGCTAACACCGTCGCCTGAATCAAAACCATCCGTTGAAGGAAGTCCTTGAATTAAAGGCTCAACAGCTTTTACCTGTTTAGCATTACTCATAGATCTTGCTAAAGCTTTTGTATATCTAGACGCAAGTCTGTCATACAAATTGTCCTCAATCGCTTCTTCAGTGATTGCGAACGCTAAAGCCACTGTCTCGTGAGTGTATCTAGCTGTGAAAGTTTCTTGTGCATCGTCAAAAGATACGCCTGCACCTTCAGCTTTCACTTGTGCGTTTCCGAAACCAGATAACATTACTTCTTCTTCAAAAGCTCTGTCACTGTTTTCGTTGGTATAAATTTCAGCATGCTGATTTTCATACCTTTTGTATTCCAAGCCGAATAGTGCATTCAGACCTGGCTCTAGTTCTTTAACTAGTTGTGATCGTGATATTGCCATGTTTTATCTCCTATTCTAGCTATTACGATTGTAGCTCAATTAGATTAGCAACTACTACTACAGATGCAAAAGCTGCAGAAATATCCTCGTTTTCAGGATCTTCAGCAGATCTTAACAATCTCCACGAAGCTGCGTCCGCGCTAGTGTCTCCGATATCTAATGTCGCTGAAGACTTACCAGTAGTTGTACTACCAGCTGAAGTATTCATGTCATAAGTTTCTAAGAAACCAGCTTGTGCCACAGTTGCGTCTGTTGCTACTACATATTGTTGTTGAGGGTTATCGAATACAAATGCATCGATATCTTCTGAGTTTGCCGGTGTTACTTGAACGTAATGATTCGAAAACGTCGGTTTTAAAGTTGTTGCCGCGTTGTAGAAGATTCCGTTAAGCACGCCTAAGATAGGAGTATCAGTTCCTTGTCCTTCGACGATGTAACCAGCACTAGAAGCTACAGCACCATTTTGATAAATGGTAGTTGCATAACCCGCATCGATTTTGTATTTACCTTGACCAGAAGTCGCTGGAGTTGATCCAAGCGTTCCTGCAGGCACTAATCCAAAACCTTGAGTGTTTCTATTTGCCATAGTTGTTTCCTTTACAATGTACCTGCCCCGAAGGGCCTCCAGTACGGTTTATATTAATCAGTGATATTTAAAATTACTTTTTCGTACCACCGAAGGTTACACGAGATTGCCTTTCAATATTGATAGGCATTCTACTATCCTGCTCCTTCATTAAATCGTTTGCTACTGCTTCGCTTCGATCCTTATGACGATTTGCCATATAATCTTGTCTCTGCTGCGCGATCTCTTCAGGTACCTTTGCAAGCAAAAGGCCACCGACCCCAATCACTCCCTTGTATTTCCCGTCTTCGAGAACTGGATAATCAGCTGCGTTTTCGACTTCTTCGGCACGAACTAATTCATAACCTTCTCTAATTCGTCCAGTTATGTTTTTCGTATCTTGAAATCCTACGACTTCAGCTCTAATCCATCTATACCTGAATCCATCAGGTGCAGGGGGTGCATCTAGAGAAGATGGTGGAACCCACACTTTAGGTCTTTCAGACTTTGACCGTGTTTGGTTCGCACGAGAAGTATTTTTTTGGTCTTTTTTCATGTTACGCTCCTTCCGTGTTTTTTAATTGTTTTGCGTACTCTTCGAGTGGCACTCCTAATTTTTTAGCTATTGCTACTTGTGAGGAAGTGAGTCTCACTTGTTTGCGACCAGGCTTTACGCTTCTTGAAGCAGAAGCCACTGTCTGAACAGGGGTGGTCGTTTGCTTTGTATCAGTTTTACCAAATTTATGCGGGAAGTCAACTCGTATTCTCTTATCAACTTCTGCATAATACTCATCAGAGTTAGGATCATAACCTTCTCGTTCGGTTAAATCCTTATGTATCTCAAAAGCAGTATAAGTCATTGCTCTATCTCTACCAAACCATGAGTTTTTTGAAGCCCATTGTTCAGCTCTAGGATCTGGATTGATTGGATCATCCATAGCTGGTTGACTTGTAGGTCCACCTTGAGAAAGATTTACAGGTTTCTCTGCCTGTGGTTTTGCTTCTCTACCTTCTTTAGCTGCATCAAGCTTTGCATTCTCAAACGCGAGTGTTGCAATTCTTTTGTTAGCTTCAACTTGAGCTTTCGCATCACCAGCTTCAATAGCTGCTGCTAATTCTTTTTGTGCAGCTTCTAGTCCTGATGAAATTGTTGTCTCAAATTTTTTAATATAATCAGCATCAGTTTTTTCAAATCTTTTTTCTAATGCTAATCTTTTATCTTCTACAGCTTTTGCATATTCAACAGCAGCTTGTTCCCGTCTTTCTGCTTCTCTCATCTTACGAGTTAGTTTCGCAATACGAGCTTGTACACCTTTACTGTAGTCTTCTAATTTATCATCATCCTTTTTTTCGTCTAACTTTGTTTCTCTTTCATTTTCATATGTTTTATCTTGTTCTTGTTCCGTTGTTTCTTGCTGTTCAATTACAGCTTCATCTTTCGTTTCTTCGATATCAATATCCGCACCAGGTCCTGATGTATCTATATCAACCGTTTTCTTTTCTTCTTCTGGCATAGTTATCTCCTTCCTATGTTAAAACTCATGCAAGATGTCCTCTGGACTATCGATTGTTGCTAACACTTCATCGTCGTTTAGCAGACGCATCTCCCCACCTTCTATTTTGATTCGGCTACCCGCATATCTTGCAAACATAACCCAATCTTTTTCTTTGCACCATGGACCTTCCGGATACCTCTCCTTATCCTTGTAACATTGAGGACCCATAGCCATAACTAAACCTACTTGTGAAGCAACTTGTTGTCGCTCCAAAGTATCTTCAGCTAATATTACTCCACCTTTAGTTTTCTCTTTCATCTTGAAAGGTAAAACTAACATTCTCCAACCTGTTGGCTTTGGTAATTTTGGTTCTTCTTTTGTAGGTTTTACACCAACAAGTTTATTGTTTGGTGTTAAGATTGATGACTGTTCCTTTTTCATTTTGCTCCTTATCTTCTAGCAGGCTAGAGAGTTCCTGTTTAACTGCTTCTAATGCAGTTATTTGACCTATTATATATCTATACTTCTCCATATTGTCAATACCACCTGAAGTTACAGATATAGATAGAGCTTGTGCTCTTGTATTAATAAATTTAATTAAACGATTTATAACGTTTTCTAATTGCATTTAACATTTCCATCTTCTACGAGCTTGACGAAGTCTTGAATTAGGATTAGCTGCAGCTTTTGGAAATTTTTTCATTTGGCCTGCGCTTCTTGCGCAATACGATTTACGTCGATTAGCAGCTTTTGATCCTGGTTTGACCTTGCCAGTGACCGCTGTTTTTAGTTTTGAACCGGGATTTTCTCTTCTATATCGGGCGACCCCAGCTTTTGTCATCCCTGCTCCAGACTTTGTAGATCTGAAATACTTTTTAGTTTTTGGTGGTTGTCTATCTCGTCTTCTCATTATGCTATTTTCTTTTTCTTTGCAAATGTTGCAGCTCTACTAGGTGTAGGACCTGTATTTGCTTTTGCTTGTTTTCTTTTTACTGCACCCGCACGTTGTCCTTTGCTCATAGCTCTTGCTTTTGCAATCGGTACACATTTAGGATAATTTTTTCTTTTTTCTCCACCACTTCTTCCACACTTTGGATATGAGCCATCTGATTTTTTATTTGCAATGTCCACCCAATTTTGTTTGACCCATTCTCTAAGTCCTCCGCCTTTTGAGTAGTAAGTTCTCATTACGAGTTCTTTCCAACAGCCTGTCTATTCATTCCTTTAATGCAAACTCCGCCGCCTTTACCATACATTGGTCTGTTCATCATTCCACCACCCATAGCTTTTTTTCTATTCTTCTTACCACCTGGTGTAACTTTACCCGAACATACTGCTGAAGCATACATATTGGCATAGGCCGATGGGTACACTTTAAATTTTCGCTTCGCTGCGGCCTTACCTCTTGGACATAGTTTAGCCATTATATTACCTTCTTTTTAGTTTTTTTACTTCTTAATTTTGCAAAATCTTTACCTGTTATTTTACCAAACGGTGCTGCCACATCTATATTTTTTTGACCACCTATTAATTTTCCGCCTTTAGCATTTATTCTTTTTTTAGGACCGAATGTTTCTTTAATTTTTTGTGCGTTTGTTTTTTTCTTAAATGGATTAGTTCCAGCTTTTAAACCAACTCTACCACCTTTAGCTTTTTTATCATATATTTTAGCTATTCTTTCATTAAATCTAGCCAATGGATTTTCAGTTCTAACATTTCTCTTACCTTCAGGGCTAAGACCCTCTACTATTTGAGATGTGGTTTGAGTTTTTTCGTCTTGAATTTTTCTTTTTTTTGCTAAATTTTTTCCAGGTTTAACATATTTAATATCTGGACTTTTTTTTGTAAAAATTTTTTTTGCAACATCTTTTACAACTTTAGCACCAGCAACTACACCTTTAAGTCTTCCTCCTCCT